GCTGATCCAGACCAAGGGACACTGGCCTATGGTGATGTGAGTTGGCATGGAGTAGATGAATAATGGTGATTAGTAGATATAGTTTTCCTCTTCCCAATAATGGGGAGAGGTACGATTTCTCACAAGAAGAACTGGTTGCGCTATTAGATAAAGTTTATGATAGCGGCTATAAGTATGGACGCGAGTCATTAGATTTAGGTGTTATTACTACTGCGTCTTCTTATGAAAACAAAGATGATAAAACTAAATGGAAGGAAGTACGGATTAAATGAGACTTTGGCATACGCAACTAATTTCAGCTCTTCCACGCGAACAGCTTGTATCGCAATGGCGCGAGCTAAGTTCAATAGCGGGAAAAATCCAGCTAAGTGGAACCCCAAATCATGTATTAGTAAACTTTGTAACTGACTATGATTTCGATCACTTTATTTCCTACGCTTATTATATTAGGCAGGAAATGACTGCGCGAAAATATCGCACAATGAACTCTGTTTGGGAAAAAATTGTTTCTTTGAAACCAGATTGGACATTACTACCATTAGAAAAAGTTTATTCAATGAAAATGAATGACTTCTATTTGACGGTTTGTTACTACAATCTTTATGAGAAATATGATTGTGGAATGTTTGATAATTTTGATGAAATTGAAACTATTTATAGGAGACAAGTATATGGAGAATAAGGAAACACTAAAACTAAAATATCTATATCGTATCAACCTAATGGAACAGCGGGATGCTGAAGGTAATAAACATTTAATTGGAAAGTTGAAAAGAAAATTGCGTAGATTGGAAAGTGAGTAATAATGACTGATAGCGAAAAACTTGAAGTTTTACGAATTGCTTTTCGCAATGCTTGTAAATGGCTACGTGAAAATCCTCCTGGTAATTTGGAAAATTATTTTGCTAAAGAAAATAGCCATGAATATTTATACGCACTTTATGATGGTAATAAAGATCCAGAAGGAGAAAAGTGGCAGGCACTATTTATAAAAGAAGCATTGGAGGAAATAGAAAATGGAAATTGACACTGATTCTTACGAATGGGATGCCGCGATGGATTATGCCTATCAGCGCGCGAGTGAAGAAGGCGATGTTATGATGAAGATTTAATTTTTGCTTGGGCAGAAGAATATTATAACTATTTGACAAATCAGAAAGGATGAAGTAAAATGCACGATATATTCTTCTTTACAGATATCCATGGTATGTATAGTTTATATCGTGCCGTTATGGATTACTGTAAAGAACAAGATCCAGAATGTACTATTATATTTGGCGGCGACGCTATTGATAGAGGGCCTGATGGATATAAGATTATGAAAGAATTACTTGACGATCCGCAAGTAATTTATTTGAAAGGCAATCATGAAGATATGTTTGTTAGGGCCGCGTACGAAATAAAAGATGAATTTAGTTTTTCAGATAAAAACATTGATCATATTCATGAAAAACTAAATAACGCATACCAATATAAATATGTAAGAGACTCATTATTCAATGGTGGTTTATCTACTCTAACTGATTGGGTACTTGATGATATGCCAATGGACATTGTAGAAAGAATAGATAATTTACCTCTTACATTTAGTTATAAAGATAAGGATTTCTGTCATACCGCGGGAATATATAAATGTTTCAAAGCGGTAGCAGATAAAGAATATAAGGGTGAAAAAGTCCCTGAATGGGACGCTATGTATGCACTTTGGACTCGCTATCTAGAGAGCGATTGGGCGCCAAAACGCACTGCTATATTTGGACATACGCCAGTACTTTTACTGAATGATTATGTAAAAGTACCAGTAGAAAAACTTGAACCAGTCGCTTGGACAGATGTAGAGTTGGGATGGACAAAAATAGATATGGATTGCGGCTCTGCCTTTACTGATGTTGTGTATGTATTAAATATACTTACAATGAAAATGCAGGGTTTTAAGAGTGAAGAAAAAATTTGATTGGATTTTTGGATGGGTCTATTACCTTTATATAGGGATAGACCCAATTTTATTTGTTTGTGGGGAGGGGTGAGAGCATGCTTCCACCATTTGGTTCTTATGTCTATTTAAAAACATTAGAAAATACAAATCATTATTATGCACAACTTGCGAAAGAACGTTCAACTTTTAATATAAATAAAAGTTATACCATTGAAAATCAATCTACTACTGTTATTGAATAGGCGATTAATTAGCTAAAAAATATCGCTGCTACAGAAGCGGTAAAAGAATAGCAAGCAGTTAATAATTATATAACTAAAATTAAAAAATTTTTAAATTCTGATACCCCCATTCCTGAAAATTTAAAAAAAAATTTAGAATTACAACTTTAGCATATAAAAACATTAGATATTACAAGTTATCAATAGGATCAAAATTCTTTAATCTAGTCATTAAATATTGCTATTCAAAATATTAATTCATATAAACGGCGCTTATCTGAATTAAATACGCCTGCAGCAAATAATATACAAATTAATACTCGTTTTGAACAAGGTTTACAAGAACGAGTTAACAATTTTTTATAGCATCGTCGCAGTCGTTCTAAAAGTACTGAAACTCTTAGAGATACTACAACAGGAAAACTTATTAGACAAGAATTAAAAAAATTAAATTTAAATTTTCCAGAACTAGAAAATGAATTAGAATCTTTATTATTTATTGATTTTAATAACTGGTTAGAAAACTCTTCAATAATTCCACAATCTTATGATACATTAGATCCAAATGAAATAGATACTTTATTTTCTCTATATGAATAGCAAAGCAATAATAATTTAACTGAAACTCATTTATAGAGAATTTTTCGTCAAGCTCAAAATGATGATAAAGAATTGTTATCACTATTAAATGATATGAAATCTACTTTACGTAGTACGTATTTTACTGATAAAGAATATAATGAATATAAAAAATGGGTAGAAGAAAAAAACCAATTAATTGAAGAAGCTGAAGCGAGCGGAAAAAAATTTACTCCTGGTGGTCGTAAAATACATAATCAAGATTATTCTTTTAAATAGATTAATGATTTGATTCAAACCTATGAATCTAAAACATAGAAACAAAAAGAAAAAACATATGTATTTACTTTAGGAACGAAAACATCTCAAGGTAATTTTTATGAACGTATCATTACATTCATTCGATCCGCAGTAGATGTTAAAGGAAATGTCGCGGCAGATCTTATTTTACCAATAGCAACAGCTACATTTTCTATTAATGAATAGCAACAATAGGAAATTTTAATGAATTTATCAACAGAAATAGCAAATACAATGACTACGCATTTTAATGAAAGTAAATAGCTTAATATTGATCATTTTAATGAAATGGTAAAAAATTAGCAAATTTTACATACGAATATAGTAAAAAATTTATCTGAAGCACAAAATAAAATATAGAACATTAGTGAAATAGGAGAAAAATTTTTTATTGCTCATGAAACAACTAAACTATATCGTAGCGCTGAACAAACAAAAAATAACCGTATAATAGATGAGTTCCATGGACGAAAAATGAAAATATTATCCAGCCTAGCTAAATTATATGCTTCAGACAAATTATCTAGTAATATGATTAATTCTAGTGATTTAATTATATATTTATTAAACGTACATCAAGATACATTAGCGGGCGAAAGTAATTTAGAACCCTTAGAAACATATTTATCATTATTTGCTGGATTATTAATGTTTGACGATATAAAGGAAATAGTAGATGTAGCCTCTGATGATATAATAAATAATTTGAATCTTTCTACAATTAATCAATTACATGTATATAATTTAGGAGGAATATATTATCCAGTATCTGTTATATTATACAATTTAATTGAATAGTTAGAACAGGGAATAAATACAATCAATGCTATAGATTATAGTAAAACTGCAATAGCAAAAATTATTCCACCCAGTAAATTGGAATCTCCTAAAGATTCTTCTGCTGCCAGTTGGAAAAGTGTTGCTAACTCTACTATACATAATACAGAACTACAAATTCATTTTTTACAAGGTTTTAATGCTTATATTAATGATTTATTAACATCATTTAATCAAACATAATCTCTCACTGAGAGTTTATATATATAAAAATTTTCTTCCAATGGAGGTGATACCAATGTCCAAGTTAGGAGACTTCTTCCGGCATTTTAAAAACCATTATGATGAAGAACAAAAACGTCTAATGCGTATGGATAGATTCTTAGATAGAGCCGAAGAAAATAATGAAACATTATAGGGAGTTGTTAACTCTGTTGAAAAAATTAGCGGCCAAGTCTCAGAGCTACAAAATACCGTAGACAGCTTACAAGATCATGTAACTCATATAGATGGCAAAATAGCAATTATCGGAGAAGGCACAAAAATGGAACTTTTCGATACATTATATCACTGGAAGAAGATCTTAGTGGACGAACGCAAATGGGCTTCAAAAGACGAGAAGCGCGAAGTCGAAGGCATTTACAACGTCTATCACGATGGCCTGAAAGGAAATGGCCAAGGTAAAGTTTATTACGAATAGATAATGGCTTTACCAGAAGAACCACCAGTAAATAATTGACTTTTTACTTAATTTGCGCTATAATAATTAAGTAAAGGAGGATAAGAATGATTAGAGAGAAACGAAGCAACCCACAAATTGCGAAACTTGAAATTTATACAGACGGATCTTGTAAAAAATTAGGATCGAACGCAACCTTTGGCGGCTGGAGCTTCATTGCTCTTCGTGGTGGAGAACGCATTTATGAGGCTGCCGGAAGCGAATATGGGACCACAAATCAGCGTATGGAATTATTGGCGATACGCAATGCCTTGGAGTTCGCGCAAAAGAACCGGCGCCCTAATGAAAATGTAGTAATTTATAGTGATTCTGCTTATGCTATCAACTGTTATCAACAGGAATGGTATTCTAATTGGGAAAGAAATGGTTGGCAAAATGCCAAAGGTGAAGATGTTGCTAATCAAGATTTATGGATAGATATCATTCCTTACTTTGATAACTTCTGGTACTATTTTTCCAAAGTCAAAGGACACGGAGATAGTTATTGGAATAATGAAAGTGACAGATTAGCACAAATGGAAGCACAAAATCTAAAAGAAAATTTTAAAGGAGAACAAAATGGACAATAGTATTTATGAAGTTGAGCGCGATGATTATGCTGGATTCATCGGGCAGTTAAATAAAGAAATGATGGACGTAGAACAATTCTATGAAGAAAATGCTACTATTATGAAAATAATAAGTAAAGCTACTGGTCAGCATTTATGTACTCGTATTATTCCTGATGAAGGCGAAGAACATTATTATGTATTCAATATGCCATTACCAGAAGAACGTGTCGCGCCAAAATCTGTATTAAAAATTATACTAGATGATAAAGAACAAGTTCAAAACTTCTTTAATGCTTTGAACAAAATGCAACAGGAGAAAACAAATGATTGAATTATATGCTAATGTTAGTGATGAAGTAAGAAATTTAGCGGAAAATATATGGAATATCGCAATAGCGAATGAAAGCCCTATTGAAGCCGCGGAATTTATTTCTACTGCTATCCAATATTTTGAACATCAACTAACAGAAGAAGAAATAGATTTTCTTCGTTTCTATATTAATATGAAATTGGAGATGGAATTAAATGAATAACACAATTATAATTAGCGGCAAGTCTGGATCTGGTAAAGATATGACGGCTCAATTTATGAAAGAGGAATTAGAAAAGCGTGGAAAACGTGTAATTGTTATCCATTATGGGGATGCTGTCAAATGGGTTTTACGCGATTATTTCAACTGGGATGGTAATAAAGATATAATTGGTAGAACGCTGTTGCAGCGCATTGGCACTGATGTCGTACGTGCTTGTCATCCAAACTTCTGGACTGGTATTGTTGTGGGACTTTTACAGTCATTTGAACCGTATAGTGATTTTGATATAGCGTTAGTACCAGACGCGCGGTTCCCTAATGAAGTAGATATCGCGCTACAAAATTTAAAGAACTGTGTCGCAGTTCGTATTGAACGTAAAAATGCCGATGGCAGTGATTGGGTAAATCCTACGCTAACAGAGGATCAGCGTAATCATCCCAGCGAAACTTCTCTTGACTGCTATGCTTTTGATTATGTTATTCATAATGACGAAGGATTAGAGATGTTGAGAGAAAGCGCACATACATTACTTGAAGATTTGAAACTTATTTGAATTCAAAAAAATATTTTTTACTAAAAAAAATAATTTATTATATATTGCTCCTAACAATATCACTAATCTTCTGAGGGGTGAAAGATATGACAATAAAAGAAAAAATAGAATATTTAGTTTCACACGGAGTAAAAGTAGTAGAATTAGCAAAAAGAGTAAATTGTAGTCAAACTACTCTTGGGCGTTGGCTTCGCGGCGAAACTAATATATCTTCTCGCCTTGAAAAAGATCTAAATCAAATGATTTAGGATTTTATACAAGAATTAGAAATATTGAAGGAGTGATATTATGGGTTTGATTTATATGAGAATTAGTCCAAGTGGAGGACGTTATATTGGACAAACTATTAGAGATGAAAGCACACGCTGGCGAGAACATTGTAAAGATGCTTTTAATCCTAATAATGAACGATATAATTCAATATTGAGTAAGGTAATACGTAAATACGGATCAAATAATTTTTCAGTAACTATATTAGAAGATAATATTAATCCCAATGATTTAAATACAAAAGAAATGTATTATATAAAATATTACAATACATTTTATTTAGATAATCCTGAATATGGATATAATATGACGATTGGCGGAAATAATGGTACTTTTAAATATACAGATGAATATATATTAGAACTTTGGAATAGCGGGAAAACTATAAAAGAAATTAAAACAGAAAATCATATGAATTACAATAACCTTTCTGATAGATTGAAAAATCTAGGTATTACTAAACAAGAAATTAATTAGCGTGCTTATTTAAATAATAATCCCAAAAGAAAACGAATAATTCAATATGATTTAAATAATAATTATATTAGAACTTTTAATTCTATTACAGAAGCCGCATTAGAAATTAATTCTAATACAACTAATATTAGTGCTGTATGTAAGGGAAAACGAAAAACTTGTAAAGGATATATCTTTAAATATGAAGGAGAATAAAATGAAAGATTATTTTACAATGGAACCAATGCGTTACTTTGCACCGCCCGCAACTATGAGTTCTGAAGAACGACGTTTGAAGCTAGAACGAATGGCTGAAAGCGGCGATTATCTCTTTGGACTTAAAACAGATGGGAATTGGAGCCGCGCAATCATTACACCCGAACGTAGCGCTCTTCAAACTCGTGGTATTTCTAAAACTACTGGTACCTATGGAGAAATACAAGATAAAGTAT